CGTTAGGGATCGATTGAAAAAGCCATTTGCTGCGGCTCAAAACACACTGATCAAGTAGTGTTTTGATTTCTGTGGAATTTCCCCTCCACAAGCATTTCGTGCCCAAGGGTTCTCGAATTAGCAGGATCGCTACCAGAGGGATCAAGAACACATCACTTAAATAGATGCTCCCCTCGTTGAGATATGAATACGGGCCCAGCTATTACTAGCCGGTTTCATAAACCTAATTGTCATACTCCATTGTGTGCATTGGCCTCACCTTGAGGTTACTGTCGCCACTAGGACATGTTGCACCACAGTAGGTAGGCATTGTCTTCTTGCCATTTCTGTGTGGACCTATGGCCCTGTTACGAACAGGGCATACGTTCGGCGGATACGTACCGCCTGACGTTATGGATTTATGTGAATTTGCTTAGTTTCACTTCTATAGCGCGTTTATCAGACAGTCTGGGGCAATGTTGTACCACCACGTCTCAGTTGCACCTTGACTTGGGTGCGCATACATCTTCTCGGCCTCCACTTGGCGTCCAGGAGAGACGCCAAAGGCTCGATAGAAAGATGTTCGTGTGGCTTCATGCGGCTCACACTGTGCAACTTTGACATGCCGTGACATGGTCTTCATCGTATAACTACCGGGATAGTAGTTCGGGCACTTGGCACCATGGTAATGTTGATATAGACTAGAGTAAAAAGTATGGTATAACGGCATATCTCCGTATAACGCTAACCCGCCCTGAGCAATTGCTTTGTAGATCCCAGCTTCTTCGCTGAAGGAAATACCGCTCTTCAGCACCACCATGTCCTTAGCTAGTGCATCATTAGGGTCGCGTACCATAACATAACGTTTCGTGTGGCCTTCGTAGACGGGGTGTGTCTGGCAAAACTTAATTTGTTCCAAGACATCCACAATCCCATCAACACGATAGACGTACCCGAGCTCCTCCATGAAGCTATCGAGTCCATCCAGCACCCACAGATCCTTACGGTCCATAAGTAACACACAATCGTCTCCGTTATCAACAAAACGATAGTCAACACCCTTTTCGCATAAAAAGGTGTAGAACATAGCACAGACGAGGAGGCAGGCTGTCAGTGAGGTGTCGATATCCCCTGAGCATAGGCCGCCTGCTACCTTGTATTTAAGGAAGTTGTCGCGATTACGCGCATTTGCCCGCGTATTGTACTGCTGCTTGCAGCACCATCCGAACAACCTTCCTTGCTC